GTCATGCTCGCATCAAAGCAGCGCAGAAAGCCGGGCTTAGAGAGGTGCCTGTTATTTGTTTGCCGTTTGATGGGGTAAAGGCCGAGGCGTACATGATTGCAGATAATAAGTTGCAAGAAGGTTCTAGCTGGGACTACGAAAAGCTTGCTGGCTTATTGCAAGATTTAAGCGATGAAGCTGCTAATCTTAAAATAACTGGTTTTTCAGAAGCCGAAATAAGTTCGATTTTGTATGAAATTAATGAAATCGACATTGATGACTTAAATATCGCCGTAGACGAACCTAGAGAGCCAGGGAGCAGTAAGGGCGTGCCGAAAAAAACAGGACTATGCTGTCCTCGGTGCGGGAAAGAAATTACTGGGAGTTCGGTTGTATGAAAATATATCTCGCAGGTATAGAGGGGAGGCTTGAGCAGGTAGAGCAAGCAGGTGGAATTGATTATGCATTAACCACGTTCTATTATTTGCGCAACAAAGAAGAAAGACAAATAAATAGGGTTAGGCAACTGGTAAGAAAATTATGGCTAATTGATAGCGGAGCCTTTACTTTTATGAACTCTGGCGGAAAAGTTGATTGGAATGAATATGTCGACGATTATGCAAGCTTTGTAATTCGGCATAATATAGAACTTTTCATTGAGCTAGACCTATATTCCATCATAGGTATAGAAAATACCGAAAAGCTCCGTAAAAGGTTAGAATTAAAGACAGGCAAAAAGTGCATACCAGTATTCCACCCCGAATTAGGCGTAGGTTATTACAAAAAAATGGTCGAGGCTTATAATTATATAGCTATCGGTGGTATAGTTGTTGGCAAGTGGAAAGACGAAAATCAAATGATACCCTTGATTAATTATGCAAATCAAAAAGGCGTAAAGGTTCACGGGCTAGGCTTTACAAGGATGTCAAAACTAGACAGGTTTAAGTTTCACTCTGTGGACAGCACGAGTTGGATGGGTGACAGGTTTGGCAAGGTGTATGTGTTTGACGGAAAGACTATAAGAGATGTTCCTAGTGCCAACAAAAGAACTGATTGGAGAAGGGCGTCCTACCACAACATTATTCAATGGAAGAAATACGCAAAGTACATGGAGAACAAAAACGACAGTTAAAAAAGGAGAGACTTAAAATGGAAAAACTTTTAAATAAGAAATTCAGTACATTGCAGATGTTTTTAACTACTTTTTTTGTAGTGATATTAATCATAAGTAACATAATAGCTAATAAGCAAGTACAATTACCGCTTGGAGTAACGATGCCAGCAGCTATAATATTATTTCCGATAACTTATATTTTATCAGATTTATTTTCAGAAGTTTATGGCTATAGATGGAGTCGATTGACAAATAATCTAGGCATCATAATGAATTTGTTTACAGTAATGGTATTTATGATTACTATATCTTTGCCAGCTCCAAGTCACTTTGAATTACAAACAGAATTTTCAAAAGTATTAGGAACAACTCCTAGAGTGTTATTTGCTTCCGTAATGGGTCTCTATGTTGGGGATCTATTGAATGATATTACCTTTGCAATAATGAAGAAAAAACATATAGATTCTCATGAAGGATTTAGAAGGAGAGCAATTATATCAAGTTTAGTTGGACAATTTGGAGATAGTTTGGTATTTATACCCATTGCTTTTTATGGAGTAATGCCTTTTAAAGTAATGCTTAATACGATTATAATGCAGCCAATAATAAAAGTAGCTTATGAAATTCTTATTTTGCCTATCACAAATCATCTAGTATTCAAATTATCAGATTATGAGAGAAACTTAAAAAAGCGCGGTGATTAGATATGGCGAGGCCAAGCAAATTAACACCTGAAGTTACTAAAAGATTAACAGAAGCAATCAGGGCCGGAAACTATTATGAAGCGGCATGTGCCTATGCAGGAATCCATTATTCAACCTTCCGAAAATGGATGCAGAAAGGTGAAACTGCAAAAAGTGGTAAGTTTAGGGAGTTTTTCGAGGCTGTAACGCGCGCGGAATATGAAGCGGAAGTCCGGATGGTTGCTCAATGGCAAAAGCACATGCCGGAAGATTATCGAGCGATTAGAGACTTCCTTGAGCGCAGATACCCTGAACGTTGGGGCAGGCGTCTTGACGTGAAGCAGGACATCAAGCAGGAGGTCCAGGGGCAGGTGACGCAGAGGCATGAATACGATATTACGCACAAAGTTGAGCAATACGCAGATGTTTACCGCCAGCTTGCACGACGAGGCGTATTTTGCGGCAGTGATGAGGGCGACGATACTGGAGAACCCCTGGATACCGCATAACCCGACACCTAAACAGGCAGAATTTTTACTTACGCCGGACTTAGAGGTGCTTTATGGTGGAAGTGCGGGTGGAGGGAAATCAGATGCCTTATTAATGGCAGCGCTGCAGTATGTTGACGTACCGAGCTATGCTGCTATTTTATTCCGAAGGACTTACACAGACTTAGCGTTGCCGGGGGCGCTAATGGACAGAGCGCATGAGTGGCTGCAAGGAACAGCAGCGCATTGGAGCGAGAAAAATAAAACATGGACGTTTCCTTCAGGAGCAACCTTGAGCTTTGGTTACCTGGAAAATGAGCGGGACAAGTTTAGGTATCAGTCGGCAGAATTTCAATTCATCGGCTTCGATGAGCTTACACAGTTTACTGAAACCCAATATCGGTACCTTTTCTCCCGGCTCCGGCGGCTGGAGGGTTCAAGTATACCGCTCCGGATGCGGGCGGCGTCAAACCCGGGCGGTGTAGGCCATGAATGGGTTAAGCAACGGTTTGTCGTGGGGGACAAGCCTTTTGTACCAGCAAGCTTGGATGACAACCCGTATATTGACCGGGAAGAGTATATAAAAAGTCTGATGCACTTAGACCCGATAACACGAGAACAGCTACTGAAAGGGGACTGGACCGCAAGGGAGGCCGGCAACAAGTTCAAGCGGGAATGGTTTGAGTTTGTTGACAGCTACCCGGCGGATGCCCGCATGGTACGGTATTGGGATTTAGCGGCCACGGAACCGAAACCGGGGAAGGACCCGGACTGGACGGCAGGGGCGCTGATGGCGGAAAAGGACGGGATATATTACATTGTTGACATAAAGAGAACCAGGGCCACACCGCAGGGTGTGGAGAAACTCATTAAGCAGACAGCGGAGCTGGACGGGAAGAGAGTAACGATTTACATGGAGCAGGAGCCTGGCAGCAGTGGGGTTAACACGATAGACTATTACCGGCGCAGAGTATTGGCCGGTTTTGCTTTTTATGGGAATAAAACAACAGGATCTAAAGAGATAAGGGCAAATCCCGTTAGTTCAGCTGCTGAGGCCGGAAATGTGAAGTTGGTTAGAGGTCCGTGGATAAACGATTTCTTAGATGAAGCGGAGTTATTCCCTAATGGGGCACATGACGACCAGGTCGATGCTGTAAGTGGCGCCTTTGAAATGTTGACCAGGAGAATAAGAATAGGGCCAGTAAATAAACCGTCGGGATGGTAAGGGTGGTGATATATTTGCTTACAAATTTGGATTTCATCAGCCCCGGCAAACCCTGGCCGCCGCCGACAGAAGCGGAGCGGTTGGAAAGATATGCTCAAAATAGGCTGTTGTTCGAGGGCAAACACGAGCTGGTATACAAAGACTGGATAAGGCTGCTCCGTGAGGATCAGCAAGCGACGCTTGAAATGGTATTGAACTGGCACAAGCGGCTTACGCTCCTGTTTGCGGACTTGCTGCTGGGCGAACCGCCGAGGATAAGTGCCGGAGACCAGGACAGCCCGGAGCAGGAAGCAGCGGAACGGATTATCGAGAGCAACGGCCTTTTTAACGTGGCTTATGAAGTGGCGCTGGACGTAAGCCGCTACGGTACCGGGATATTCAAGGTCCGCTATGACGGCAGGGCCATAATCGAAGGCCAGCAGCCGGCCATCTGGTTTCCCGTGGTCTCGCCGGACAATATTAAAGAGATCCAGGCCCATGTGCTGGCATGGACTTACGAAGAGGACACCCAGGAGCGGGGCAAGACTGTTACAAAGAAATACCTGCAGACCGAGATACATGAGCGGGGCAGAATTATTTCAGCGAAATACCCGATCGAGAATGGCATTATTGGACCGGCGATAGAAGAAGCCGAAACAGAAACTGGCGTTGATGAATTTTTGGTTGTGTCGGTAAACAATATCCTTACCACCGACAGAGTAACTGGCCTTGATGACTACTGCGATTTAGACAGCATAATTCAAGAGCTTGAGGTCCGGGTGGCGCAGATCAGCCGCATTCTCGACAAGCACGCTGATCCGAATATGTATGGCTCCGACACGGCGCTGGAGCAGGATCCTGCCACCGGGCAATGGGAATACCGGGGCGGCGGCAAGTATTTTCCGGTTGGCCAGGGGGAACAGCCGCCGGGGTACGTCACCTGGGACGGCCAGCTTGAAGCGGCATTCAAGCAGATTGATCTGCTGATGGAGCAATTATACATTTTGAGCGAAACTTCCGCCGCGGCCTTCGGCCAGCTTAAGGCGGGCCTGGCGGAGAGCGGCACGGCGCTGCGCCGGCTGATGATGGCGCCGCTGGCCAAGGTGAACCGGATCAGAATGAGGTTTGACCCGGCGCTGAAAGAAGTGCTTTGGCTGGCGTCATTGCTTGAAAGGGCGCAGGGCATGGCCGGGGCCGTGGTGCTGGAGGACATTCACATCGACTGGAAGGACGGCCTGCCGGATGATGATCAGGAGCTCACACAAAACGAAGTGCAGAGATACACAGCAGGACTGACCAGCCTTGAAAGTGCGCTGAGGCGGTTGTATGGGTTAGAGGGTGAAGCGCTCCAGGAGGAAATAGACAGGATAAATAGCGAGCAGGCAGGGCAGGGAGCGGTGGAATTGCCCGCTATTACGCTGCCGGGGATAGAGGGCGAAGGTGAAGAGGGTGCGGGCGGTGAAGAATAATGCCGGCTCGTAGCGAAAGCAAAGTAATTCAATTTAGCGAAGCTGAGACCAGGCGGCTCATCCGCTTTTACGAGCAGGCAGAGCGGGAAATCCTGGACCGGCTGAACCGGGCGCTGCTACGTGGGAATAAAACAGAATACCTGGCCCAAATGAAGCGAAACATTGAGGCCATCTTGCAGCAGCTACGCGAGGGCAACCGGACCTGGTGCACGGAGGCCATTCCGCGCGTTTATTCGCAGGGGCTTTACGGCGCCGATGCGATGCTTAAAGATGCGGGGGTTGCCGTCAAAGCCGGTTTCGGCGCCATTCACCAGCAGGCGGCGCAAGTGCTGGCTGAAAATGCATTTCAGAGGTTCGAGGATGTTGTGCAGGCAATCGGGCGGCAGGTGAACGATATATACCGTGAACTTGCCCTAGAGAACGTCCGGGGCATCGTGGTTGGCTACGATACCTGGAAACAGACGGCCAGAAGATTCAGGGAGCAGCTTGCCGAAAGAGGGGTAACAGGATTCAAAGACCGCGCTGGCCGGATGTGGAATATGCGGACTTATACAGAAATGCATGCAAGGACAGTCTGTATGGAGGCCCACCTGCAAGGCACAGCAAACCGCCTTGTAGAACAGGGGCATGACCTGGTGAAAGTCAGCACCCACCGGGGAGCGTGCGAGCTATGCCAGCCGTGGCAAGGGAAGATATTAAGCATCACGGGCAGAACGCCAGGCTATCCGACGCTGGAAGAAGCGAAGGCGGCCGGCTTGTTCCACCCGAACTGCCGACATGCCTATGGCTTGTATATTGACCTGGATAAAGAGATTGAAGAGATTGAGGAACCGGAGGTCATAGAAGCACCAGAGGAAAACCCGGAAGAAATTCTTAAAAATAAAGGGTTCAGT